TATGAAAGTGGTGGAACCGATACATTTAGAATTCATGCTGTTGCCAATTTAAATAATGCTGCATCTGCCACTGAAGAATCATATGCTTCTATACAGTTTAGTAATCAATTTTACTTTTATTGTCAAGAAAATACTTTAGCAACTGTTTTAAATAATCCAAAATCTAAAGTATACAGAATAGATAAGTTTTTTGAAGAAATTATTCAAAAAGTTGGAAACCCGTATTTACAAACTGGTGGAATTATATCTCCAACAGATAATTATATGTGTTATAGGGCTTTAAATCCTAAATTAGATGGAACTGAAGTCCCTGCAGATAATATTCCAGAATATTTAAATTATCTTACTAATTATTCTGTTCCATTAACTAGTGGTGTTTATTCTAGTTATAGTAATAAACCAAGATATGTATTTTGGACCAATTGGGGTAATTATCTTAATTTAAAATATATATCTTCAGTTGCAGATGATGTTGAGGGAAAATTGGCTTTAAACGATTATAATTTGCGTTATGCAATTTATTCTGGTGATCAGTCACAACAAGCAATGAACGGTAATGTATATAAAAAAATATACAATTACAGCACCAACCAAGGTATACAGTTTATAACTAAACAATATTATTATGTAAGAAAAACTCCAAAAATTTTAGATCTTCCTAGAACAGGTGGAAACACATATAGTGATTTGGCTTATCAATTTCTAGATGAAGGTTTAAAATATAATATTGATATAGTAGGAAATACTTCGGGTATAAATGGATTTGCAAAAGGCTCTGAAGAATTAGAATATTCTGGAGAATGGGGATATGTAGATGATGGTTTGGGATCTAATAAAAATTCAGTATCTACATATATGTCAAATCAATATGGAGTAGAAAAATCTTATAAAGCATTTAACCTTGCTGGAGTTTCAGGAGCCTATGAATTTATTGATAATGGTGAAATGTGGAAAAATGTATTTGATTTAACTCCTTTAGATCCATATTATCCTACACAGACACCATCATCGGATGATGCTTCTGGTAGTAACTTACAAAAAGTTTTAGATATAAAATATAATTCTTTAGTTCGTGTTTCTGGGTCTACTGCCAATAATCAATTAGAATTAATAAGAAAAATAGAATTACAAAATTTTGTTATGTATTCTTTATGTTGTATGGGGAATGATAGTGACGATTCATTCTTTGCAGTATTGACATCAGTTAGTGAAAATCCTTCTGCTATTGGTGGAGGATCTGGAGTTAAATGGATATATGGTTGGAATAAAATTAATTTTTCTCCTGTTACTGTCACTAATGATCCAAATCAGTTCTATACTCCAAAAGATATTATGGAGTTATCACACTGGGTATTAGATCCAAATATAAAATCTGCACCAACTCCATCTGCAGCAAATGTTGATACTTATGCAATTAATTTAAATGAAGCAAATAATAGTGTTACTGGAACTGATGCAAGATATGCTCCAGGATGGAATGCTCCACCTTCGGGGTTTCAATATAGACCAATAGGTGTTTTAACAACATGGGTTCCTGCAAGTACTGCACCTATAAAGCATGTGGTAAAAATGTATAAAAGATCATGGAAAGATATTATTAATACTGCAGGTGTACCAGTAACTGAGTACAGTTCATCATATGATGGGAAATATTTATATTACTTTACTGCAGAAAATATCTTAGATGGAACATGTCCAACATAATACCATATTATGCCTAATACAAATCAAATAAAAATATATCCGTATACTATTGCTAAAAATGCACTAACACCTGTTACATCACGTGACAGTTATGATTGTGTCAATTCTGAAATAACACGAGGTTTAACATCATCTCCTCCAACTTTACAAGCATGTTTTGATAATTTTCCAGCAATTAAGAAAATTTCAGAAGGACTGGGAGTTACTCCATCAACTTTGTGGACGGGACCTACTGGGACTGTTGCACCAAAGGGAACTCTGGTATTAAGAGATCTTTTAACTGGTTTGACTGGTGGAGAATGCGAAGGTATAAAGTCATCTTTAGGACCTTCCTGGTTAGGTTGTCTGTGGGGAACTCCAGAAGCACCGTTTAGTTGTGTATGCCCAGAAGTTGGTGATAACTATGCTGCATACCTAAAACACAGATTAAATGTTGCTACTTTTTGGAAAACCCCAGTTAAAGTCCCAGTAGATAGAAGAGAATTTTTGGATGGATTAAAATATCAAACAAAAATTGAATTGACTGTTGCTGGTGATTATAATATAAGACCGGGGTTTATAGTTGAACTATTAGTAGACCATCCAACTCGAACCCCTATAAATACCGGTAAGTCTATATTTTCGGGGTTATATATGATACTTTCTGTTAAACATATCTTAAATAGTGGTGGAACACACGAGACAGCTTTAACTGTAACTCAGATTCCAGATAAATAATTTTAATGCAGAATACAGATTTTTCAATACTCCTTGAAAAAATACCAACTACTAATAGCACTACTGATATCGCTATGGTAAGTGGCTATAATAGTATTGTACAAAAGATATCCCATTTATTTAATACTAATAAGGGAGAATTAACATCTGATAAAAATTTTGGTTCAGATTATTATGTTTATATATTTGACCCTATTAGTAATAAAGAAGTATTAGAAAATACTATGTCACATTATATTCAAGCCTCTATTCAAGGTGTAACAGATGTTACTGTTGAGTTATTTTCTTATACTCAAAGTATATTGCAGTTTAAAGTTAAATTTGGTTATTTTGATGGAATAAAATTACAAGGCAATATATATTGCAATATTGAGGTAAACATATAATGGCATATAATACAAAAGATTTGAATGTTTCTTCTTTAGACTTTACTGATATAGTAAATTCTTTAACTCGTTTTTTATCGGCACAACCAAGTTTATCTAGTATTGATTTTAAAAATTCTTCTAGTGCAGCAAATATGTTTATTAATATATTGGCTACAGCTACTGCCTATAATGGTGCTTATAGTTATTTTGGATTTAATGAATCATTTAAAATTTCTGCACAAAATCTAGAATCATTTTCTGGATTAGCTGCAAATGAATCTATTGTATTACCATTTATTCAATCAGCAAACACAGATATAACTTTAGAAGCTTCAGCAGTTATTCCTGCATATACTTCATTTTCATCACAAGCCATAGATGGAACTAATATATTATTTTTTAATATTGAAGATATTGCTATAGGTACCAATGTATATACCTTATATTCTGGTACACAGGCTGTAAGTTATACTGATTATAATTTTGAGGGTCAGTATATAATGGTTCCATTAACTGTTGATCCACGTACAATTACTTTTGTTACTACTAATGTTACAACTAATGTGATGACTGCTTACACAAGAGTTGATAGGGGTTCAGAAGCAACTACTTCTGGTAATTATTTTACAGTAATCAATGGACCTAGTGGTTACATGGTTACTAATAATTTTATTAATTCTACTCCAATTGATTTAAATGTACGTGTTGAAGTTATTGGATTGACTACTAATGGTAGTAAAGGTAATGATGCAACAATAACTCCACTAAGTTCTACTATATTTGTAAGCAACCCTACACCATCTGGTGGTTATGATAATTTGAGTGTAGAACGTGCTAGAGCAACAGTATTATTTAATGGCAACGGTAGAAAACGTTGGGTCACATTAAATGATCTTAAATACGCTATAATGTCTTCTGGAATTTTTGGCACAGATGATGAAAGTTCAATTACTGTTTCAAATGGAGTAACTCCATATTCAGTAAATGTTTATGTAAACGCTTCATTGTCACCAGCAGATCAAACATCATTATTAACATTTTTATCTAATATAGGTCCAGCCGGAATAACAATTAATTATACCCTATGATTTTATTATTTCATCATCTTCCAGTATCTTTAAAAGTCAAAGTTGACAAATTTGTCGAAAAGGTAATTAAATATTATGGCTCTGAATTTTATAATATTCAAGGCGAATACTGGTTTGGTGATAATCTAACTATAAAATCTTTATTTCCCTCATGGATTATTAAAGAATATGATGACAATACTGAAAATGTATTGGTTATTCCATTATTTAAAAATTATCTTAGATGGCTTTTTAGTCTTAAATATGGATATGGTGCTCAATTAGATTGGGAAAATATTCGTTGTGGTATGAGTATTGATTATAAATTATTACAAGGTATTGCTGAAAGTTATTTTCCTACAGCAGATTTTTCAAGTGATGCGTTATCTGATACATTACCAAATATAAGACGATTCTCAATTCAAGTACATGGTTCGTATTTTGATATAAAAGGAACACATAAAGCTATAAAATATGTTTTAACATCTTTATTAGATATGCCGTATTCAACAACCGAAGTATATACTTCGGCTCCCGGTGTAGTAAATATAAAAGCCAATGTATTAGAGAAGCATAAATTATTTTTGTCTGAACATGTTATTCCAGCAGGAATGACTGTAGTTTATGAAAGTGTATAAAAATGTTTAAAAAAATGGTTTCATTAGCTATGGCTCTAGCTAGTCGCGGTTTAACAAATAATAAGACTGATTTAATAACTAAAAAAATTAGAACAGTTGCTTGTTTTGGGTATGGGGATATTTCTCCTTGTCACAATTTAAGAAAAAGTAACACATCTGAATACTTTTATTGTGGTGGTTGCGGTTGTGGTGATAATAGTAATACTTGGTTAATAAAAGCTGACGGGGAATATGCCAAATTAGACTACCCTAGTTTAAATTGTCCATTACAATTACCTGGATTTACTAACTATGATCCAAATTCTATTCTTTCACCAGAAAGAAAAGAACAAATTGAAAATTTTGATACAGACTTATTAGATTTAATACAGGTAACTGTGGGTAGATCAGAAGAAAAAGAAAATCTGATAGCCGAGGTAAATAAAATTATAGAGAATTCATAAATATTTGTATAATGGCGAAACCCACGACAAGACAAGAATTTATCAACTATTGTTTTAGATCTCTTGGAGCTCCTGTATTACAGATTAATATAGATCCCCAGCAAGCTGAAGATAGATTGGATGAAGCCTTAGAATATATGTTTGAACGTCATTTTGACTTCAATCAGAGAGCACTTTACGTATATCTTATAACTCCTGAAGATATTGTTGCCAAATCTTTTAATACTACTACTTTTGGAAATGCATTAGGTGCTAAAGTAAAAACCAATGAAGATGGTTCTACTGGATATTGGCCTGCTGCAACAGATATAAGAACAATAACTAAAGTTTTTACACCAACTAATGAGGTTGGTGATTATATGTTTGATTTAAGATATCAGATGACTTTATTTGATTTCTTTGGTCTTTATAATAACCAATCTGCTACTCCATCTGGACCTATGGCAACATATCTGGAAGCCATGAGTTATGTTAAGCTTATTAATGATGTTTTTAATTATCCAGTGTCTTACACATATACTCGTACAACCGATACATTATTTTTGGATACAGATTATTCGTCAATGTCAAATGGAAAATATTTAATGGTTGAAGCATATGTTCAGATTGATCCATATAAATATGAAAAAGTTTGGAATGACAGAATATTTAAAAGATATTATACTGCATTATTAAAGAAACAATGGGGTCAAAATTTAATTAAATTCTCAGGAGTTCCTTTACCTGGTGGGGCTATGTTAAATGCTGCAGCAATATTAAATGAAGCCGTATCAGAACTTAGAGAAATTGAACTCACTCTCCTAAAAACACAGGAACTACCTGTGGACCCAATGATAGGATAAAATGGCAGTCAATCCTTATTTTTATAATTACGGAAATGAACAAAATCTTGTTGAAGATATGACTATTGAAATCATAAAAGCAACTGGTCAAGATTGTTTATATGTTCCTAGACAGTATCTGAATATAGATAAAATATTTGGTGAAAATCCAGCTTCATCATTTACTAAAACATATACACTAGAAATGTATTTGCAGTCTTATAAAGGATTTGAAGGTACTGATATCATATCTCAATTTGGAATTGAAATTAAAGACAAAGTTACTTTGGTATTTGCAAGAAAACGGTTTAGTGAAGAAGTTACTATTAATGATACAACAATTACTAGACCCCGTGAAGGTGATCTTATATATTTTCCTGCATCAAAATCTTTATTTGAAATAAACTTTGTAGAACATGAAAATCCATTCTATCCATTGGGAAAATTGTATTCATATTATATAACTGCTGAACTATTCACTTATAGCTATGAAAAGATTAATACTAATATTACAGCTCTTGATAATGTATCTAAGACAACTAAGGGTCTATCTGGTGGTGTAATAATTCCTCTTAATAATATTCTAGGTACAACTGCTGGAATAAATGATATTATAGATGATGAAGCAGACTTGTTTAATGTTGATAAAAATGAACCGTGCTAATAGGAAGATAAATGTTTAATTACTTTTATAATCAAAATTTAAGAAAACTTGTAGTTGGATTTGGATCGCTCTTCAGTAATATTGATGTACAACACACCAATCCCGATGATGCTGTTACTCCCTTAACAATTCGTGTTCCCATTACTTATGCACCTCAAGAAAAATTTATTAGAAGATTATTAGAAACTTCTTCAATAAATGATGGTACTCGTATTGAAAATCAACTTCCTAGATTAAGTTACATGATGTCATCAGTTACCCCTGATCCATCTAGAAGAAGAAATAAATCTAATAATACTAAAACTATGGCTGGCACAGCTGGTAACTGTACCGGTTCTACTGCTGGTATTATAACACAAGAAGTACCAGTAAATGTTTCTTTTTCATTGTTTGTATATACACGCCATTTAAATGATACATTACAAATTGTAGAACAAATTATTCCTTATTTTAATCCAGATCATATTATAACAATTGACATGAATAGTGCACAAAGTGATGTTAGAATTCCTATAACTATGCTAAGTAATAATATAAGTGAACGATATGATGGTGATTTTGGAAATCGTAGAGTCAATATTTCAAGTTTTAGTTTTGTTGCAAAATCATATATCTTTGGTAATGTTGAGACAAAGAGTGTAATTACTGGTGTAGATGCACCTGGAATAACGTTTGATTTTGATTATAATTAATATTAGTTAGTTGTTATGAATATAAATAAAAATTTGTCTAATTTTTTTAATGTTTCCGAACCTTCGGAAAAACCAATAGTAGAAAAGAATACTACTGGTGGTACTTTTGATAATAATAATTTTCAAAAGGATTATGAATTAGCACAGTCTAATTATAAAAATTTATTAGGTTCTGGTACTATAGCACTTGAAAGTGCTCTTAAAGTTGCAACTGAATCTGATTCTCCACGAGCATTTGAAGTTGTTGCAATTTTACTTAAAACTATGTCTGATTTAAACAACAATATGTTAGATATACATAAAAAAGCTAAAGATACTACTGCGCAAAAAGTTCAATTGAATCAAACCAATAATTCAGTATTTGTTGGTTCTACAAAAGATCTTCAAAATTTATTAAATAAAGATCGAAGTACTGAAAAAATTATAGAAGCTGAAATAGTAAATAAAGATGAGCTTAAATAATAAAAATCAAGGGTATAGAAATAACCCAAAACTAAAACCTCCTGGTATAGAATTACAATATACCAAAGAGCAATTAGAAGAATATATAAAGTGTGCTAAGGACCCTGTATATTTTTGTACCAAATATGTAAAAGTTAAAACACTTGATAAAGGTATTATGCCTTTCAAGTTGTATGATTATCAAGAAAATTTTGTACAGAAAATACATGATAATAGGTTTACTATTTCTAAATGGCCTCGTCAGTCTGGAAAATCAACATCCGTTATCGGGTATATTGCACATTACGTGACCTTTAACCAGTCTGTTAGTTGTGCTATTCTTGCAAATAAATTAAAGACAGCAAAAGATGAATTGTTTGCCAAACTTCAATTAGCCTATGAAAATCTACCACATTTTCTACAACAAGGCGTAGTAGAATGGAACAAGACGAGTTTTAAATTAGAAAACGGGTCTAGGGTGGTTTGTGATGCAACATCCTCTTCAGCGATCCGTGGTGGCTCGTATAACCTATTGTTGTTAGATGAGTATGCGTTCTTACCTTCACATATTGCTGAAGAATTCTATTCTTCCACATATCCGACCATTTCAGCAGGTTTAACTACCAAACTCATAATTGTATCTACTCCAAATGGTATGAACCATTTTCATAAACTTTGGGTAGATGCTAACCGTCCAGTTGGTCATAAACTTAAAAATAGATTTGTACCTATTGAAGTTGATTGGACTCAGGTTCCCATCACTCCAGGTGGACCACGGCGAAATGCTGAATGGGCTGAAGAACAGATTGCAAACACCAGCCAAGAACAGTTCAACCAGGAGTATGGTTGTAGTTTCTTAGGATCTTCTAATACACTGATTTCATCAACAAAATTAAATTTATTAGCAGCAGAAGAATTTTTATCTGAAAATGCAGAAGGTTTACGAATTTTTGAAGAACCGATAAAAGATAAAATATACTTTTTACAGGCAGATGTATCAAGAGGACAGGGTGCTGATTATTCTGCATTTTCAATTATAGAAGGGTCTGAAAGTCCATATAAAGTTGTTGCCACATATAAAAACAATACTATTAGTCCTTTTAATTTTCCACAAGTAATTAAAGCTGCTGGTGAAAAATATAATAATGCTTTTGTCTTGGTCGAAACAAACGATCTTGGTGCACAGGTTTCCCATGTGCTGTATAATGAACTTGGTTATGAAAATCTACTCATGACAAAAGTTATGGGAAGAAAAGGTCAAGTTTTATCTCAGGGCTTTGGTGGAGTTGGAAAAAATGAAATGGGAATTCGTACAACGGCACAAACTAAAAAACTTGGGTGTGCAATATTAAAGCGTTTAGTAGAAGAAGATAAACTTTTATTAAATGATGACAGAATTATACAAGAATTGATGTCATTTATTTCCAGATCCAACACATATAAGGCAGAAGAAGGTCAACATGATGATTTAGTTATGACCTTAGTGTTCTTTTCTTGGTTGTCCAGACAAGAATATTACAACGATTTGATTGAAAGTGCAAAGTTTTCCTATGCTAAACCTGAAAATGTAAATGATGATAATGTGCTTTTTATGGAAAATAGTGAGCACGCAGAAGATAAAGAACAATTTTCAGATGGCGAGGTCGTTTGGTATCCTACTTAAAAAAAGTATAAATATTTCTAATAGATAAGGTACCCTATGCCCAACGCAATTCCGACTTTAGGATCATTTTTAAATTCAAGCCAATATAATACCAATGTAACTTCTGGTAATCCATTGGTAGCCGCAATTGTAACTGGTTTGACATTTAACCTACCACTTTTTTCAAGTAATGCACCTGGTGCAGCAGGATCAGCAGAAAAAGATCCAGGTGGACTATTTGGTTGGTTAATATATGCAAGAAACTATAAATCATCACCTGTTATAGGAACTACAACAGATTCATACATTGTTTATAGTAATCCTGGATCATTTGTTGGTGATTTAAATAAACTTTCTGGTATTACTAGTGCCCTCGTAGCATTTACTGGAAGTGGTGGTACATGGGGTCTATTCCAACAAACGAATACAACTACTATTACTACAAGAGGACCTCAAGGAAATGATTTCTTACATTGTATGCATTATCTTGCTTACGGCGGTAGATTAATTATTAGTGGTACGACTTCTGGTTTAGATACCTATGAAACTGCTAATAATACAAGTATCGAAGTACTTATTGGAAATACTGCTAATGGATCTCTGGCTAAATATATTGAAAATAAACCAGCTATGATTGGCATATTTCCATCCAGTAATGCTGGAAACGGTATTACTGCTGATAACTTTGCAACATATTTTAGTGCTCCAGCAAGTGTAAACTTTACATCTGGAGCTACGGTTGCAGATAGAATTTTTAACATTTATGGTGTGAATGGTGTTACATATTCGGCAACGACTCTAGCAACTGGAACTGAATTGAATTATCAAATTCCAGCTGTAGCAGATGTTGCGGGTGCATTTAATGCAGCAAAAAACTTGGATCAGATCTTTTTAACTGTTGGTGGATTGGATAGATCTACTATTCTTAATAGAGGTATTATAAATTCAATTAATTGGACTGATGCACTTAAAACAACATTAAGATCAAATCGTGTTAATTTTTATGTAAATTATACGCCCAAATTCTTAGGTTCAGATTTGGTTGGAGCTACGGGATCTGCATCTGATGTTACAGTTTCTGAACGTTTTGGAGCAGCATATTTAAAAAGAGTTTTAACTCAACACATAACTCAAATTGGTGTTAAATATCTTTTTGAATTGAATATTCAATCAACTAGAGATTCTGTTGTATCAGAAGTCAATAGTATTTTAGACCAATATTCTTATGCAATGGTTAGATCTACAGCACAAGTTATCTGCAGCAATGCTAATAATACAGATATGCTACTACCTTAAATATCGATTTAATTATACA